TCCTCAGAAGACAAGTTCTTTGGCGTCAAGGCGACGTTCGACAAGAAAGGCGCCGTTGCTGAGGATGTCGATGTTGAGGTTGTAGATGACCGACCCCCAGAGGACAGGCGTCCTCCGGCAAAAGAAGCCAAGCAGGAGGATTCCGGTGACGACGAGGAACTGGAGGGTTACTCCGAAAAGGTTAAAAAACGCATCAATAAGCTACGTTACCAACAGCATGAAGAGCGTCGGCAACGTGAAGCCGCTGAAAAGATGCGCGAAGAAGCTGTCCGAGTTGCACAAAAGTATGCGGATGAGAACAAGAAGTATCACGCGATCATTCAGGAAGGCGAGCAGTATCTGGTTCATCAGATTAGAGAGCGAGCTAATCTTCAGCTTGAGCAAGCTAAAGCTCAGTATCGCCAAGCATACGAAGAAGGAAACACGGAGAAGGTTGTCGAAGCCCAAGAGGCTATGATGCGGGCTCAGGCCGAGTTTAGCTCTGCCGACCAGCAATTCAACCATATCAATCAGAACAGAGAGCAGTGGAAGCAGTGGCAACAGCAACAAGCTCGCATGCCGCAACAGCCACAGCCACAGCCACAGCCACAGCCACGGCCACAGCAACCTCCTCAGCCTACCGAGAAGGCGGCTAAGTGGGCTCAAGAAAACCCGTGGTTTGGGCAGGAAAAAGATATGACCGCTCTGGCGTATGGCGTCCATGAGCGGCTAATCAGGGATGAGGGGTATGACCCCAACTCTGATGAGTATTTTGAGGAAATTGATCGGACTATCCGAAACAAGTTCCCCGAATATTTTGGAGAGTCAGAAGTAGAGACGACTACCAAAAGTCCACCCGTGGTCACAGCGCCTTCCTCACGGAACAACGGCGCCAAGCCACGCAAGGTTAGGCTGACTCGCACTCAGCTAAGCCTAGCGAAAAAGCTAGGTATAACCCCTGAACAGTATGCCAACCAACTCATTAAGGAGTCTTAAAGATGGCAGAACAGCGCACAAAAAGGGACGCAGAGTCCAGAGAAGTTGAACAGCGTCCGTCCGATTCGTGGATTCCGGCCTCCGTATTGCCGAACCCCGCGCCTCAAGAAGGCTGGGTTTTCCGGTGGGTACGCACCAGCACATTGGGCCATGCGGACAACACGAATGTTTCTCAGAAGTTCCGAGAAGGATGGGTTCCTGTAAAGGCTGAAGATCACCCCGAGCTTGAGGTTATGTCGGACATTGATTCCCGGTTCAAGGGAAACATTGAAATCGGCGGTCTCCTGCTTTGCAAAGCCCCCGAGGCTAAAGTAAAGCAGAGAGAGGAGTACTTTGAGCGAATGGCGGCAAGCCAGATGGAGTCCGTGGACAACAACTTCCTCAAGCAAAACGATCCCCGAATGCCCGTTCTTAATCCTGAGCGGTCAACTCGGACTACCTTTGGTCGAAGTTGACTTCGGTTGGCCGGAGAGCTTCGATCTTAACTCTAGTTGTGGAGACTAAAGATGGCTACATCAGCTACTCCGATGGGTGCAGAACCCGTAGGCACGCTTAGTGCTTCTGGTTCCTTCACCGGAAAAGTCCGCCATATCAAGATTGCGTCTGGCTATGCCAGCGATGTCTTTTATGGCGATTTCGTCAAGCTGGTCGCGGCTGGTACGGTAGAGAAGGCGGCAGTTACGACTGCGGCTGTCGCAGGAACTGTCGGCATTTTTGCCGGTTGTGCCTATACCGACCCCGGCACCGGCCAGAAGACCTTTAGCCAGTACTGGCCTACCGGCACGGTAGCGTCAGACGCTGTTGCTTACGTCGTTGACGATCCCAAGCTCCTGTTCCAAATGCAGGGTGATGGATCTATCGCTCAGACTGGTCTGGGCAACAACGTGCAGGCTATTAGCACTGCTGGCTCAACCGCTATTGGCCGAAGCAAAAATGCTTTGGACGCTAGCTCAATCGCAACCACCAACACGTTCCCGCTTCGTATCATCGACTTTGTGGACGGTCCTAACAGTGCAGTAGGTGACACTTACACCGATTGCATCGTGACGTACCTGCCCCTGAGCCATGCCTACGAAACGGCACTTGGCGTTTAAGGAGATTTAGGTAATGGCTATTTCACGCGCACAAATGCTGAAAGAACTGCTCCCCGGCCTTAACGCTTTGTTTGGGTTGGAGTATGAGCGGTATGATGACGAGCACACGATGATTTACGAAACTGAATCATCAGAGCGTTCGTTTGAAGAAGAAGTGAAGTTGTCCGGCTTTGGTGCCGCACCAGTTAAAGCTGAAGGCGCGGCCATCAGCTATGACTCGGCGCAAGAGTCGTTCACTGCTAGGTATAATCATGAAACGATTGCTCTCGGCTTCAGTATCACAGAAGAAGCAATGGAGGACAATCTATATGACTCATTGTCTGCAAGATATACAAAAGCTCTTGCAAGGGCAATGGCGCATACCAAGCAGGTCAAAGCGGCTAACCCGCTTAACGACGGCTTCACGTCTTACAACTCTGGTGACGGCGTAACGCTGTTCAGCACGGCTCACCCGCTGGTGAACGGTGGCACTAACGCCAACCGTCCTACCGTTGCGGCTGATCTGAACGAAACCTCATTGGAAGATGCTGTGATTAACATCGCCGCATTCACCGATGAGCGTGGACTGCTGATCGCGGCCCGACCCCGTCGTTTGATCGTTCCACCCGCACTTCAGTTTGTAGCAACTCGTTTGCTTGAGACTGAAGGTCGAGTTGGCACGGCTGACAACGACATCAACGCCCTTCGCAACAACGGTTCGATCCCAGAAGGCTATTCTGTCAACCACTTCCTGACAGACACCAACGCCTTCTTCATCATTACCGATGTACCGAACGGCATGAAGCACTTCAACCGTACTGCGTTGGAGACTTCAATGGACGGCGACTTTGATACTGGCAACGTCCGGTACAAGGCTCGTGAGCGATACAGCTTCGGCGTATCCGATCCGCTGGGAATCTACGGCTCGCCCGGAACTTCCTAATAGTACGGGGGCTTCGGCCCCCTTTCTTTCCTGACTAATTGTTCCACATGGAACATTAGACACTAGCCAAGACAGGAGAACCTCATGGCCAACACTACTTTCAACGGACCCGTCCGCTCAGAGGGCGGCTTCAAGGAAATCACCAAGAATGCCACGACTGGCGCTGTTACTGAAAACATCTCCATCACTCACGATGGAACCAACAGCGTGGTCATTATCAAAGACCTGCCCACGTCTGACCCTAGCGTTGCCGGACAGCTTTGGAGCAATTCTGGCGTAGTCACCGTATCTGCCGGTTAATGAATAGGGGGCTAGCGCCCCCGTTATCTGGAGGAGAATATGGCTGACACAGTTACCAGTCAGACTATTGAAGACGGTCCCCGCACTGCAATCCTAGCATTCACAAACGTCAGCGATGGAACCGGCGAATCTGCCGTGACCAAGATCGACGTGTCTGCCCTTTCTAACAACCCCGTTGATAATGGCGCATGTACCAGCGTAAACATTGAGCGCGTTTGGTACTCAACCATTGGTATGGGCGTTGAGATTTTGTTTGACGCAACGGCTGATGTTTTGGCGTGGGAGCTTCCTGCTGACTATTCAGACTCACTGGACTTTTCCTCTTTTACAGGCATCCGCAACAATGCTGGCGCCGGTAAGACGGGCGATATTAAGTTCACAACTGTAGGCCACACGCTGGGCGACTCTTACACAATCGTCCTGCAAGTGAAAAAGAACTACGGCTGATGAGGCAGTACTACGCAAAGGGGGGTAAGACGAAATCCCGTGTCAATGAAGCTGGAAATTACACTAAGCCCTCCTTGCGTAAGCGCCTGTTCAATAAAATCAAGGCAGGCGGCAAGGGCGGTAAGCCCGGACAGTGGTCTGCTAGAAAAGCACAGATGCTCGCCAAACAATACAAAGATGCGGGCGGAGGCTACAAAGACTGATGGCGCTCAAAAAGCCGCAAAAGTCCCTCAAGAAGTGGACCAAGCAGAAATGGCGCACCAAGTCGGGCAAGCCCAGCACCCAAGGCTCGAAAGCAACGGGAGAAAGGTATTTGCCTGAAAAGGCGATTAAATCGCTATCCGACAAGGAATATGCCGCTACCACCCGCAAGAAGCGGGAAGACACCAAGAAGGGCAAACAGCATTCTAGCCAGCCCAAGAAGGTGGCTAAAAAGACAGCGAGGCACCGTAAGTAATGCGACTCTACTACAAAAAGGGTGGCCGCGTTGATAAGGGCGCCATGGCATGCAACAAGCCGAGGCGAACCCCGGGGCACTCCAAGAAGTCTCACATCGTCAAGGCGTGCGAGGGTGGGAAGGAAAAGATCATTAGGTTTGGCCAGCAAGGTGTAAAGACGAACCAGACGGTTGGTCAGCGCAAGGCGTTCAAGTCTCGTCATGCGAAGAATATCAAGCGCGGCAAGATGTCTGCGGCTTACTGGGCGGACAAGGTCAAGTGGAGCCCAAGCAAGACCAAGTCAAAGTCCACTAAGTGGAAGAAGGGTAGCTAGATGACCATTAGTAGGGCGCAGGCCGCACAGCAGACAAGGAACGCTCCGGCCTCTCGGAAGGTAGAGAAGGTCATGAAAGAGTTCAAGTCTGGCAAGCTCAAGTCTGGCGGCTCTGGCAAAAAAGTGACCAACAAAAAACAGGCTGTTGCTATTGCGCTGTCCGAGGCCGGTGTCAGCAAGAAGGCTGGCGGCGGCAGAATACCCCCGGCAAAGTGCAGAAACGGCATTGCCGTGCGGGGCAGGACTAGGGGAAGGATGGTCTGATGGCTACCAGCGGAACGACAAACTTCAATTTAGACCTTGCTGATATTTTTGAGGAAGCGTTTGAGCGAGCAGGTTCTGAGCTAAGAAGCGGCTATGACTACCGGACTGCACGGCGCAGTCTGGATCTGTTGATGCTGGAATGGCAGAACCGTGGTCTTAACTTGTGGACAGTAAGGGATGCGACCCAGACACTGACCGCGGGCACGTCGTCATATGACCTGACCTCAGAGAAGCAGGACATTGTAGAGGGTCTGCTAAGGACCGACGCAGGGGACACCTCTAAACAGTCCGACCTGACCATGCAGAGAATCTCGGTGAGCCAGTACGCGCACCAGACCAACAAGCTGACTCAGGGCAGGCCGCTACAGTATTACGTTGAGCGCAAGCCGACAGGGTTGACGATCCACTTCTGGCCCGTGCCAGACGCAACAACAACTTACACGTTTGCGTATTACTACTTAGATCGCATCGAGGACACTGGAAAGCCAGCGTCCAATAACATGGATGTGCCAGCCAGATACCTGCCTTGCATGGTTGCTGGGCTGGCGTATCAGATAGCCAGCAAAAAGCCAGAGTCTATGGGGATAGCCCCGGCCCTCAAAGAGGTCTATGAGGAGCAGTGGAATTTGGCGGCGGATGCCTCTAGGGAGAAAGCATCGCTTTACATGGCTCCCGGTGGATATAACAATTTATGAGTAGCTACGCCAAAGGCTCCAAGGCGTTTGGGTTTTGTGATCGGACGGGATTCCGATAC